TCTTCAACTTTTTGTATGTTTCCAAGAAGACTAGTTCTGTCATTTAAAAGAACCGATTTAGTTCTTAATTCACCAACTAAGAATTCGCTTAGACCCTCAGATATATCATATCTTAATGTGTCTTTTACTAGCTTAACAGCTTGCATACTATTAACAGAGAATATTGAATTCTCTCTCATAGCTTCATTTATTCTTTGGAGGTAGATCTTATCGTTCCATTTGAATAAATTAACAGAAAGTCCCTCGTAGATTCTAGATACGATAGACTTAGCAAAATCAAGCTCTACAAAAGAATTGTAATTTTCATAAACGGTAGCTATATCTTTTACAAGAGACATATCATTATATCCCATATAAGAAGATACTTCCAATCCTATTAGCTTAGCCATTTCGTTAACATTAGAGAAAGATAATTTATTTCTTCCAACGAATACATTAGGACTGTTCTCTGTCCCTTCCGTTATGCTAACTATTTTCTTGCCAACTGTGAAATGAACACCAGCTTCATTTATCTTAACATCAGGTCTAGAAGTAATTCCTAATAGATTAACAAATGTATTACCATATGAAGAAGCTGCAGTCTTAGCGTCTATTCTTTGTACACCATTCTCTGTTGCTTCGAAGATAAATCCACCAAGTCCAAATGCGAAATTCTGATTCTCGTTAGTTGCCATTGCGGAATAAGCTCTTTCTACATAAGATTCGCCCTGATTAGTCTCGGGGATAGAAAGTCTGCTTGAATCTTTTTGGCTTTCGTTAAGATTCAAATAGTTTATCAGATTTTTAACTACTGGATTGAAAGAATATTTAGAGATTTTATTAACTAATAGACCGTTTGACTTGTCTTTAGACGTCATCCACTCATTTAAACACTCATAAAGATCTGAATAAAATTCTCTAGACCCAGATCCCTTAATTGAATCTATCACTTTAGAGACATATATTTCCCTGTTGTAATTATTAACTTTACCTAGTAGGGATTCAAAAATATCTTTAGATTTAGCATCCCATGTCAGCTGGCTTAAATCATTAACAAAATTTTCAATAACTGCATACTCAGGGATATTCTTATTAACAAGGATGTTTTTATAATTCTCTAGCATGATCTTAGCCTTCATATGTTCAGCAACAGGCGAGCTAAGAAGTGAATTAACAGACTCAAGAACTCCCAGATTTTTAATAGACTCAGAAGTTAAAAAAGAATTAACAGCCTTATCACCTTTTATTTGGGAAAGAGATTCATTTAAAGAGCTAATTTCCTTATCTCTTGATTTTTCTTTTGAGGGTGTAATCCAAGTTCCAGAATTAGTTCCTTTAGGAGTATTCTGGCTCCAAGATTCCAAAAGGGAAGAAGCTGCTTTTTTAGAAGCCTCCATTTCTTGATTTCTGAAATCGTTCCTGATGTTTGATGTATTTTCTCTTAAGAAACCAGAAACTTCAGCATCATTAGAATTTTTAAGTCCCTCTATAAGGGTATTTTTATTTGATGCCTCGTTTAAGAAGTTCTCACATAGAGATTTAACCTCCGGTGAGGTAGTAGTTTCTTTTAAATTTTGCACTTTGTTAATGAAGTCCATGAGTTAATAATTTTTTTGTATTCTATATATCTTTTTCAGAGTACTTTTTGGTCTATATATCATTATCTGCAAACCAATATCTCCAAAATTACCTTTCTGTCCAGGTGTGGGTTACACACAGTTATACCTCCGTCCTGGTATATTGGTCCGGGTTTAGCTAAATTCCATCCATACTGTTCCGAATCAAAAGTTGTAACATTAACACCGCTTAATACAGTAAGTTCTCCCATAAAATATTGATTGCCCCTGTACTCCCATGTAATGAACTTGTCTTTTTCCAAAGTCCCCGCTGGGTATACTGCTTTGATAGCTATAAAGCTAACGTATCCACCGGGATCCGCTATATCTGATTGGCTTATCAGTGCGCAGGATCCAGCTCTAAGATTTATTGTGGATTTAGAATAAGCAGGAACATCAAATAGCAAATCCTCCAGCATAAGCACTATTTGAGGATTCATCATGTTGTTTGAATCTATAACCAGGTTAGTTCTTTCGAATTTCAATCCCTCCGGTTCTATATAGGGACATATAACGGGTCTTGTTGCCATATTAGTTTGCTGTTATTACTACCAGTTTAACTGGCGATTCGGTCGGGTTTGTAAAGGTGATGCCACCCAAACTAGGATTAGATACTGGACCTGTGTGACCTATGTTAGAAAAAGAACTTATATTCCATCCTTTCCAATACTGATCCTCTTTTACAGCACCAGTTAAAACCATTATTTCACCCATCGGGTATCTAGTGTTTCCATCATAGTCCCAAAATAATACTCTTGCAGCTCCCTTTTGTGTCGGGAGGTAATAAGCTCTTGCCAATATAAAGCTAACCTCGTTTAATGTGTTGGCAAAATTACCGGTATCTATATCGATCGAAGTATCTGGGTCTATTACAAATGTTTGCTTTTGATAACTAGAGAAAGAAAGGAAAGGGTGGAAGAAAGAGGCTAGACTCAAAGTATCCATCACATTTGACTGCAAGCATACATTAAAAGAAGACTTGAAGTATTTAAAGAAAGCAGGCTGGTTCTTATACTTAAACGTCCAATCTATCAGGGGAAGCATCTCCCTAGTTCGAGCAACGTTAGTATATCTAGCAGTAAAAGTACACGGTCCGGGTGTGAAAACTGGTGAACTGTTAGATCCTCCCTGTACGGTTTGTGTATAGGTACCACCTGTACTACCTCCTCCGTCGTAATTTAAATTGTTTGACTCCTGTTGGATCTGTGGGTAATCTGCCATTTCTTATTCTTTTATTTATCCTTATATGAAAGGGGGAACGCGTTTCTTCGGAGATTGTCTATTTGAATTAGCGTTTGTTATTTCAAGGGGATCCTGGTGTAAAATAGAGGCATCCACTTCAGGCTGATTCTGACCCGCGTTTACATATTGCAAATCACGTAAATCGCTAGATTCGTCATTTTGAATAACAGGATCTTCCTCTTTCATCTCAGATATGCTTATAACATCCACGTTATTCTCTGAATAAGAATCAGATTTATCTTCTGGTATCTCAATTTGAGGCTCTTCTAGAGGGAAAGCATTATTCTCTTCGCCAAGAGGATCGTGATTTATTATCTGCACTGGATCTTCTGGCTTTATATAATCAACTAATGATTTTATAAAACCTAGGGCTACTAGGGGAAGTATTGCACCACTGATTATTGACAATACACGTTTTTGAAATATAACATCTTCCTCTATTAAACCAAATAGCTCACTCCACCCCTGGAAATCGTGTATGTTTGTATATGCATAGTAGGTATTTCCCATAGCTTGCATAGCAGTAAGGGTTATAAAAAGTAACCAAACTAAGAATTTGTTCATCTTATCTAAAGCTATAAGTGAAGCAAGAGAAGCAGCTGCTCCGAGTTCAAAAGCTATAGCAAGAGATACTGAAAGCCACTTTGGGTTTGTAAGATCGAAGAATTGAATAACGTGTATCGTAGAGATTACGGACACTACAAGGTAAAGAGAAACAAAAGTTCCTATTATAAAGTATTTTAGCCATCCTTTCTCCATAAAATTAATTATTAGGGGTTTCTATCTTTGATTTTATATCAGACAAAGAAGTTTTTCCTTTATCGAAATCGTCTTCGTAAATAAGGAAATTGAACATATTCTGTTTAAGAGCATTGTCCATTTGATCCTTAGTTATCAATGATCCCTGTATAGAATCAGTAGATTGGGTTATTTTCTTAATCTCTTTGTCTATTCTATCAACCTCTCTGTTTACCCCGCATTGTTTTAAAAATACAACTAGGAGTAGGAAAAGAGTAATAGCCCAGGAATATTCCTTAATTTTTTCTAATGTTTTCATGTTTTGTTGTTTTAAAGTACTAAGTATTTATCTAATGTTATTTGAAAAAAGAAAAAGCCGGTATTTACCGGCTTTTCAGTTATTATGTAGAAATTCCAATTATCCTAACTCTATGCCTTGCTGAGCTGCGTTTAATCTTTTTCTTATTTCTTCAATTGCTCTATTGTCTTCTTTTGCATCATTTAGTGCAATATCGATAGGCTTATATAGCTTAATGAAGTTCTTTGCTTCATCTAGTCCTTTACCTCTTGACTTAGAAACAAAATAATGACTAGCCTCAAGGGTCAAAGAACTCATATAAACCATATTGTCTTTAATTCCCTCCTTTTCGATCTTAGCAATCGATTTGCTAATCTCTATAATTCCGATGGACTCGGTAGAGTTCCATTCAGCTTCCTCTGTCATGTATTTTTTAAAAGCTTGAAATGCTTCAGTGTCCATCGAAACAGCATATACTTTTTTTCTAGATTCCTCTATTTTTTCCTCTAGCTCTTTTTCAATTCTCTGAACTTTTTCTTCGTCAACTGAGATGTGCATACCACCGAATTCCATAGTTTCAACCTCACCTGGTAATCTATCTAAATTAGCTGAGGATGCTAAATTCAATTCTTCGTTTTTTTCCTTTTGTCTAGCCATTTTATTATTTTTTTAATTTATACTTTTATTTAGTAATAAGTTTCACTATTTTTACTCAATATCAAAGATATCAGGTTCTGCTCTATTTTGATCTAAATAAGCTCTAAGAGGGGCTCTGAGATCTTTCGCTGGAAATATCCTAGCGGGTCCATCAGGTCCTATATGAACTAGGAATCCGCTTTCGGTCTCCAAACCAATCGCTTCCTCTAGTATCAGTCTATACATGGAAAGCTGTATAGAATATTCATTATGTTGGTTCTCATAAAGAGTGTGGAAAGGTCTAAGTAATTTTTTATATCTTCCTTTTGGGTGATCGTCGTGCTTAAATTCCTTGTTTGTTTTCCAGTCGCCTATTAAAATTAAAATCTTATTTCTCTTCTCGTCCCACATTAGAAATGGCTGGTCTATAGTTCCAGCTAATCTCCATTTCTTAGAAAATATTTTTAACTCAGAAGGCAGGGGAACTAGATCTTTGAATTTTTGCTCGTATAATTCCTTAAACTTTAAAACTCTCTCTATCTCCTCCTCTGGCTCAGGCATTTCTGGATTAAGTCCAGTCCAAAAATCCTCTATCCATTTATGTACGTTTGTACCAAGAACAGTAGATTTGTCAGCTTTTTCCTTCCACTCGTTCTCTATAACAGATGGATCCACACCTCTCTGCCTTGCTTTTTCTCTTACCCAATAATCTCTCTGAAATGGTTCTTTAAAATTCTTCAGGAAAGTTGTAACAGAGTCGAATTTTTTACCAGAGTATGTGTAAGTGTGTGAAGGCTCGTCAAAAATAAAATTAGCATCGTTAAACACTTTAAGTCTTTTCTCTATTTCATCTTTCTCTTTTAACAGTATTTCTTTCATGGTATTATAATTTAAAAGAGAAAGTGAATTGTGGCCCAAATTGATGAGATTGGCAAAAGTATGGAATAGAAAATAAACCAAAACCAAGTCATCTTACGAAAAACAAAATAATACACGACAAGGTATGATTCATTGTTAGTTGTTTGGATAGGATCAAGCGAAACTGATAACATTTCTTCCAATCCAACTTTTCCTAAATAATCATTAATAGGCTTAATCGTCTCAAAAACAAAGGATGGTCTAACCTCCAGAGGCAAATCCTTTGACAACGTCACTTGCGGTGGAAGATTAACCACAGTGTAAATCCGGCAAAGCCAATCGTATCTAAGTCCCTTTCTGGTCCAAATTATATCGCTTGCAGCCTCACTCTTGACTATCTTACGATATTTAAGGTAGATGAAAAATTCTTTTAGCGCTCCAAACATGCTGTTAACTTTTAATTTATATCTGATTAATCGATTAAGGTTTCCCCATTTTTTTCTTGATCTTAGCTCTTGCTCTTCTTATTCTCGTAGCGATGGATCTTTTCTTGATACCATATTTAATCGCTATGTCCTTGTATTTCATACCGTTTATCTCTCGGTCTACCATAATGTCCCGGTAGAGCTCAGGTAATGTTCTTATTTCGTCTATGACCGCCTCATATACAGCATCAACCGTGTTCTCTTCGCTAAAAAAAGCATAATCAATTGAATTTTCTAGCACATAATGCTCACCCATGATTGAATCGTGCTTGATTGAATGAAAATCTAATTCCTTTTCATTCTGTGAAACGTATTTGTTTCTAGATTTAATCAGCAATAAGCTCTCATTACGTGCAATATTATAACACCACGTAGAGAAATTACCTCTCTCGTCGTCATATTGATCTATCTTAGTCCAGATCTTGGTCATTGTGTTGATAAAAGCATCCTCCGCTAATTCTCTGTCTTTTAGAATAACGTAGCAGTGATTCAATACACCGGGTCTTAATCTTTCAAAAAGTTCTTTAAATGACTTCTCGTTCTTCTCGAATAGGAAATTCCCTGCAAGTTTTTGGATGTTTTTCTCAACCTTCTCTTTCTGTTCTATCATTATATAAATATATTTACAAATTATAATTTCATTAACTCAATACCTCCTCTTAAAAGGAATGACAGAGAATCGTGCTTCCTATATAGCTCAGTGAAAACCACTCTTTTTATAGCGGATTGAATGATTAGTTTTGAGCATTCGAAACAAGGAGAAAGTGTTACGTAAATCGTAGAGCCATCAGAGCTCTGAGTGCTCTTAGCTAACTTTGTTATAGCGTTTGCCTCCGCATGCAAAACCCAGGATAACGTATCTCCTTTCTCATCCTCACATACATTAGGAAATCCAGTTGGAGATCCATTATATCCATCCGATATGATAGACTTATTTTTAACCATCAAACACCCAACCTGTGCCCTTTTACAATGTGAATTCTTTCCCCACGACCCAGCCATCTCGAGGTAAACTGAATCCATTCTCTCCTCTTTTTCGTTTAAATGTAGGTTGTCCCCCGTTAAAAGTAAATATGTAGAATCTGTTTGTGGTATAACTCTCCAGGAGCTGTTTTTTTCTATAAATTCTCCATTGATAAAAGATAGATCTTTAAAGAATATCTTTTCCGACATAGGCATTCCAGTTTAATATACCCCAAATGTAATACAAAAATCCGCAACAAACCCGATGGTTTTAAATTAAATTCTTCTAGAATCAGGTCTAAAAGGATCAGGCGAACTAATATTTAGAGGTCCAGCTAGTGTACTTGCTATCTTACTAAGAAGGCTTTTAATGTCTTTAGCATCCTCATTAGACAGAGGTGCACCGGAGGAAGAATTAGAAGCTCCGCTAGACGCAGACTCCGCTGTCCCTGCTTTGCTAGGCGTCCCTGGTGTTTCCGATTTTGACGTAGCCTCTGTATTTGAGGGTTTGCTCTGCTCGGGTGTCGAGGCTGCGGCTGGGGAAGGCTTTGACTCTGGTGGAGGAGCTGGTTTAGGAGGCGGATTTAATTCAGGCTTCTCGTTTACTGCTTTGCTTTTAACCTCTTCTTTATTTGTATTTTCTTTGGGTGATTTTTTACCCAAATCCTGAATTTTACTTACAGCTTTCTGATTAGCAGTGTTGATTAGCTTTTCTGTTTTATTCCCAGGTATACCAAATTTAGAACCTAAACTAACAGCTTTATCTGTTAGACCTGATTTTTTTTCCAAAAGGGAAAGCCCAGTAGTTGCAATAGCAGCACCTGCATTTTTCTTAGATTCGGTTGACTTTCCTTTAGAAAATAGACCTTCTCCAGTACCATCTTTCTCTTTTCTTTCTTTTCTGTTTTTCTTTTTTTCGGTATTCTCTACGCTTTCCTCTTTTGAATTATCTTTTTCCTTTCCTCCGCTTTCCTCTTTAGAATTAGACTTTTCCTTCTCCGTTAATGCTGGTTCCGCAGTTTTATTAACGGAAGAACCTGGACCAAAATTGTAGCTACTTATATAAGAATCTATTTCTTCCTGTAGATTTTTAGGATCTTTATAGAATTCAGGATCTTCAGCTAATAATCTTTCCCTTTCCTTTTTTATATCTTCTGGGGTGGGTCCAGTTGATTTACCAATTTTTTCATCCATGCTTCCCTCTTTGCTTTCGGGTTTAGCATTTTTTATCTTATTCTGTAATTTTTCAAGGGCAACCACAGCTTCTGCATTTTTGCCACCATCAGAAACATCCAAGGCAGCATCTTCAGCAATTTCCTTTTCAATTTGGCTTTTTAGAAAACCAATATCAAAATCACCCGCTGGTGTAACTATAGCACCCTTAGCCTTGTCATAGTTTAAAGTCTTATCACCAAGATCGTCTTTGAGCTTAGAAACATTTTTTAATCCATCTATTAAATCAGAAACATCTAAAGGTATTATTGATGATCCATTAGGAAGTGAAACAACTTCAGGCCCGTTCTCGCCAACTAAATAATTTCCATCATCTTTAGTTTTGCCGCCTTTTCTAAAGCTACCCTTTACGTTACCCAGTGATCTCTCTATAACATCACCCTGTTTCTTAATATCGTCCTTGATAGACGACATGTTGATTTTTTTCAATTCACCAACGAGACCCTCTAAACTTCTCGATAGGTCAATGAACTGTTTTTCACTTTCGGTAGATGGCATTTATGAAATAATTCTTTATTTCTATATATTTTAGTTGCAATTTTACTTCCTAAAAGAGAAAACTGTGCTCTTTCCTGAATCTGCAAGTACTTCTTGATTATCAACATCGATAGCGAGATTAAGCTTATCTATCCATATCTGGTATTCGTAATAGGGTATTCCCTCTACCCAATCAGGATCAAGACCGTGCTCCTTCCATAATCTAAACTTTAGATCAAAGAAGTTCTCCAATGATATCTGAAATAACGAAAAGGGATCTAAGCCCTTTGGGAAAGGTAATGTCGGCGGTGACCTCCCTTCCACCGCACTTAGGGCAATTTACCAATGCCTTGGACTTTGTACCTATTTTTATTTTTTCGGATAATTCAAACAGTAAGCTGAATTCCTCTTTTGTCCACGAATCACTGTCCTTTAGCCTTGCCTGGAATGATCCTTCAGTTAATGTTCTCCAATCTTCAAATATGAAAGGAGATATCTGCACAAAAGCATCATCTATTTCAACACCTCTCTTTGCAAGTGATATGATAAAATCAGATATTCTTTTAGTAACTCCTATACTAGGAACGAACATCTTAATATTTTTATCCAGCTTCTTTATATCAAAAGAAAAACATCTTCTTTCGCTGTCATAATATTCCAGGATTTTATCCTCAATTTCATACATGGACAAAACACCGGTTCTAAGTTCAAATCCGTCCCTTACTGGACATTCCTTAGATTCACAAGTATTATTGGGAATCAATATGACGCTATTCTCACCTCTAGTGAAAGTTAAATCTCTTATTGCTAATGTTATGAAAAATCTATCCTCGGATTTTAGGTCCTGATAGGAAACTATACCCTGTGTCGGAAAATCCATCCTCATACACTTATCGAGTATGTAACCTAATTTTTCCTCTATGTCTATTCTATCCTCGTCGTCTATTGTTGAGAAATGTCTAATTTCCTTTACCTCAGCAGCTCTAATAGCTATTCTGGTACCATCTGGATAGTACATACCCTTTGATGGGAGTATACTCATTGGTATATTCTTCCAGCCTAACTCTCCAGGCTGTTTTTGAGCACTATTATTTGGCTGAGTAGATTGAGATTCCTGCTGGAAATAAGGCTGCTTTCTTTCGATCCTGCCTAACGAATTAGGTGGGTTCTGAACAGCCTGCTCTTCGACAGGTGCTTTAGTAGTAGGCGTTTCTCGAGAAGCATAAGCATTCTCATTTAGAGTAACAGGATTCTCCATATTTGTTACAACTACTTCAACTTTAGGCTCGTCATAGACGAATCCACTAGCTGCTTCTTTATTTCTGAGGATTTCCTCGGGCGATAAATTCTTCATAATATTAAGATCTTATGTTATAAATTATATAACGGTCCACAAAAAAAGGACACAATTTATAGTGTCCTTTCCCTTTAAGTTCCTCTATTTTACAAGAAAAGATCTTCCCAGTAATCACATTTCCAAGAAATACTGATACTATAAATACTAGCTCCCTGATCATAATCTAGCTCCAAAGCTGGTATTGGCGTACTTATAAAGCAAACTGGTATTCTTATTCTTCTAAAAACATCACCTTGCTTGTTGAATATAGATATAACCATAGATCCAACATAATCACGCTTAAGACCCATAGCACCAGTCAATGGATTATAAATAAGATCTGACCACTGCCTAAGAGTTCTATACACAGTCATCGAATTGGATTCATTAAGGTTAACCTCGAATTCCATGGTTAAATCCATGTCAGTCTGGATAGGCTCACCACCTGCATATCTTCTAGTAGCAAACTTATAGAATTGCTCAACCGGTCCAGATGGCTGTATATCAACGGCCATACCTGATATAGATTTAACCTGTTGGCTAAGTATCAATTCACCGTTTAAACCCGGTAACTGTTGAACCCCCGCTGGTGTGTTAATAATAACCTCGAATTGGTTAAGATAAACTGGTTCGTAAAGCTGTATAGCAGCTTGAGAATTAGTATAATGAGGTAATCCTGCCATTTCTTCTTAATTTTTTTATAGGAATAGATCTTCCCAATAATCGACTGCCCATTCCATGTTATCTATCTTCCAAACCTCTTCTGCTCCGTAGCTCATATTCATTGGAGAAATTGCACTAAGAGGAAAACAGTCTTTACAAACTACTCTTTTAAAAACGTCACCGTTTTTATTAAAGATCGAAATAACTACTGATCCTACGTAGTCATTTTTAACACCCATTGCTCCGGTTAACGGATTATAAATAAGATCCGTCCATTGTCTTAGTGTTTTAAAAACATACATAGAATTAGCATCGTTCAAGTTCACGGTGAAACTCATAGAAATAGTCATTCCAGTAGTATCTGGTTTAGCTCCCGCGTAGTTTCTTTTTGCAAACTTGTACTTCTGAGCTACAGGTGCTGGATTTTTATCTACTTCCATACCTGAAACCTTCGTTACATGCTGTAAAAGAATAGGTCCGCCAGCTACAGCAGCTGGTGGATTTATTACTACCTCAAACTGGTTTAAGTAAACCGGTTCAAAGTTGTTCATCGATGAGATCGAGTTTGAAAAATGTGGTAGGCCTGCCATTTTATTCTTTTGATTTATATATCCAATTAGGATCAAATTCTTTTTTATATATTCACCCACATAGAATATCCACTAAAAATATTTTTAAGCTACCCCTATAAAAAGTCGGAGCATTCCTGTTTTTCCAATATATAACATAAAACGCACAAGAGGGATATGATCGAAAGACTTTATAAAGAATACCTAGACCTGATAAACAAAGAAAAGTACAGCAAAGCTTTTAAAAGTGTTATTAAAAAAGATCCAGTGATGGGAGATTTTTTAAAGAATGAATCAATATTACTGGACTCCCACTATGCGGATCCAAACCATCTACAAAGATTAAGCTTTCTTTTCAATGATAAAAAAATTAAATTCTGTGAATGTGGTAGTGCTCTAAAGTGGAGGGATTTCTACAACGAAAATGGTGGGTATAATAAAACGTGCGGAAACAAATCATGTGTATCTAAAATAAATGTAGAATCAGTTAAAAATTTCTACAAAGAAAATTTAGGGGTGGAACATCTCTTCCAATCAGAAGGATTTAAAGAGAGGATAAAAGAGAAATTCACTGAAAAATACGGGGTTGATAACCCATGGAAATCTAAAGAGATAATAGAAAAAATAAAAATAACTAACATTAAAAAATTCGGAGAAACTAGTTGGCTAAAAGTTGAAAAAAATAGAAATTATATTTCAGATAGGGTATCCGAAAAAAATAACCGAAACAGATTAGAGAAGATAGAAAAAAAAGAAATCCCAATCGAAATAATTTCATTCTCTAAGAATGAATGTTCTATAAAATGCAGCGTTTGTCAAGAGACTAGCTCCTTCTCCAACTCTTTTTTCAATAAAAAAATATCAATAGGGGCTAATCCGTGTCTAAGTTGCAATCCACCTTTATACTCGGAATCAAAAGGTGAGAATGAGATATTCAAATTCATATGCGATAATTACAATGGTAAAATAATAAAGCATGAAAGATCCATTGCAGGAAAATTTGAGATAGACATTTACTTACCCGATCTAAAAAAAGGATTTGAGTTTGATGGTATATGGTGGCACAGTGAGGTCTTTAAAGAAAAAAATTACAATATAAGAAAAAAAGAAGCAATTCAGAAAGGAGGTATAACACTATATAACATATGGGAGGATCTCTGGGTTTATAAGAACGATATAATAAAAAGTAGAATAAAAAATGTACTCGGTATTTCTAAAAAAATACACGCAAGAAAATGCGAAATAAGAGAGATATCGGTAAAAGAGGAAAGAGAATTTTTGAACGGCAACCATATACAGGGGTACACACCATCAAAAATAAAAATAGCTCTATATTTAGAAAATGAATTAGTTAGCTTGATGACATTTGGTGAAAAAAGAATTTCGCTCGGCCAAAAATCTAAAGAATCTGAATACGAATTGCTAAGGTTCTGTAACAAATTAGAGACGTCCGTAACGGGGGGTGCTTCTAAACTTTTCAATTTTTTTATAAACAAATATAATCCAGCTAGTGTATTATCATACCAAGATAATGCATGGGGAGCTGGTGATTTATATAAAAATATCGGATTTAATCTTATAGATAAAAATGTATTACCTAATTATTGGTGGTGTAAAGGAAATGTAAGATTCCACAGATTCAATTTCAGAAAAGACAAATTGATTAAAGAAGGATATGATAGAAGTAAAACAGAGGATTTAATAATGACAGAAAGAGGTTATTATAAACTTTGGGATTTTGGTAATCTTAAATGGGAGTACACAAAAAAGGCTTAGAATTTCTAAGCCTTTTTTAATGATTGTTATTTCATTTTAGACGAACTGTATAAATCCTCCTGCTGCGATTCCACCCGTTCTGGTAACAGTTATTCTGTTGATAAATTTCTGTATTCCTCTTGCAGGTTCGATGATTATATCAATCACTCCCATATTCATATCTATGATAGCTGGTGTATTGTTAGTAGCATCCATGATTGTCTTATAAGCATAAATTCCACCTCCTGCTCTTACTCCATCTAAGTAATTATCAACCAAAGTCTTAATTTCAAGTCTGATTGAATCCTCATTGAAGTCAAACAGATAGTTAGAAAGAATCTGATTGGTGTCAGTTTCGATGCTGATGAGCAAATCTCTAACGTGAACAAGACTGAATGCAGAGTTAACTTGCTGATAAGCAGTTCCGTTACCGAATATAACTACACCAACTCCTTTTCTTCTGATGATAGGGTTTAATCCGAACGGCTCTAGATTTCCTCTGTCTGCATCGCTATAATCATATTCAACACCTACTATTGTTTGTCCCGAAAGAACCCCTCTTTTTTGACCTGCTATGATTGCATAAGGTTCCCCTGTTGCAAATTTTCTAACAAAATTATTAGAAACTAAAGCTGCTGGCGGAACGTTTACGTTTCTGTTTGACTCTCTTATAGTGATATAAGGCGAGTAGAATGCACAGAATTTAGCTCCATCAGCTTCGGATGGAAGACTGAATGTATATGTCGGATTCAAAGATAGATTACCACCGGAAGCTATATAAGCAGTGTTTAATAACGGCTTAGGATTAGTAGCTGTAGGTGCATCAGTAAATCTAGGATCCGTAGAAGCCTGGAATTGAGCAGTAGAAGGTGCATTAATGATAGCAAGGGATTGCTGTCTCATCATCGCCAACTTACTCAATTGATACTTAGAATTAGGAAGTATTTGGCCACCGAATGTATCGATAATATACCTGTAAGTTATAGCGTCCTTATTAGCAAGAGCTATAGCAAGATCTGTATTATAAAGTACATTTAATATCTCTGTTAGTCTAGCATCAGTTCCATTAGGTCTATGTCTTTCAGTCATAGTGAAACCTTGGAAGTATGTGAAATCAAAAGATGTAGTGAAATCCTCAATCGATGTGAACTTCTGAACTCTTAGAGGTGTTCCTGAGTAATAAAGTACCGGTCTAGCACAAGTTACTCTATATACACCGCTAGTTGTTGTAGCGGAAACTGTAGTGATCTTTCCTAATCTAGATTGTCTTGTTCCTGCA